TAGCACTCCACCGACTTGCCAACGGAACTTTGAGAATGCTTTTATCTCTACTTGCAATCTGTCTATTCTATCGTGAATAATCTTATGGTCCTTTTCACTTTCCGCCTTTAACTCATCAATCATTTTGATGATGAGAGTATCAGTTTTCATACTTTGCTCAATTCTCTCATCGTGCTTCGTGAGAATTTGAGCAATACGATTATTGCCTTCTGATATTTTTTCTACTGCTGCTTCCAGTTTGGTAAGCATTTCGCGAGATAGGTCCTCATAAATATCAAGTTTCGATTCAAGAACCGCTACTTTAGAACTTTGAGAGAACATTATCAGACTCCCTTGCTCCAACGTGCTCTGGCACCAGGAAACTTGCCTCTACCAATTATAGTTGGCATTTCATTCTTCTTTTTCTTCTTAAAAACAGGAGGTTGATCTGGCGGTAAACCTGCAATGTTTCCGCCAGAGACAGCATTAGTTGGAGCAGATGCCATTGCATCCTCTCTAAGATTACGAACTATACCAATAATTCTGTCTATGTCCATTAGATCGTGTTTAATTGCTGGAGACAATTTATATCTTCTTGTATTCCATGAATATGAGTTTTTGGATATTCAGGAACTCTTTCCAGGTATAGTAAAAAACTTTTGATTGCTGGCCAAAGATCTTCCTCTAAGTTATAAAACAATAGAGGAACAGTTGCATCACCAAAAACATTAAACAGTACAATAATATGATTTAGTATGAGATGAGTTTTTAAGATACCAGTATTTTTATACCTTTTCAATAATCTTTTAACATACTTGATTCTTTTCAAATCATCCTCAAAGTCGTCTTTTGTGACGGCTTGAGGATTGTCGTAGAATTTTATTGCGAAAAGCAAGTAGTTATCATCATTTAGTTCATCAAATCTCATACTATATTATATCCTCAATCGTTTTAGTTATCAGCTATCTGGTAGTTGCTTATCATCGTCTGCATCACCTGTTATGGTGCCAGTTGCAACAAGAACTTCAGTTTTAACTCTGAAGTTGCCGTGCATATCGGTATAAGAAGTAATTCCTACCCAACCAGAGTGTGCTGGAGCATACTTGCGTGCATCACCTGTTTTGCCATTAACGACAGTTTGTTCAGTGGTGTCTACACCAAAAATCTCCTCTTCCTGGTAGTTAGAGTCGCCAAGAGTATATACTGGTTTTTGACTTAGGAAATATACTGTACCAGATGGTACATCTCCAGTCAATGTGCCGGTTGACTTAAGTGTAATCTGAGTTGCACTATCTACGGAAGAAACAACTGCTTCACCATAGGTTGCTCCAGAACCAACAGTAACCACATCTCCTTCATTAATAAGAGAGGCAGTATTAAATGTAGTGCCAGTACCGGTTAGAGTGGTTCCACTAATCGCGATTGAGCCATCGGAATAGATGAAATCTTTATTGCCCCAAAGAGACATGTTTGCTTACCTATAATCTTTTCTAGAGGTATTTATAAAAAATGGAGACCTTAAGGTCTCCAATAAATCACTCTTGGCGTGCAACCATTGCCTTCTTGACAACCTCAAGAAGTTGATCATCCATGTCAGTCTTGGTCAGCTTAACCGCTTTACCCAAGATAACAAGACAGATCTCAACCAACTTTTCACCGAGTTCTTCATTTTCTGGAATTTTGGCGACCGCATCGGAAATTACCTTAGAGGCGAGTGGGAGTAAAAATGCTAACATTGATTTATACCAAATGGTCTATCAATATATAGCAATCACTTTTTATTTTTTGATTTTTCTACATCAGAAACAAAATCTTTAAATGACTTTCTTCCTGGAGAATCTGCATGAGTGAACTTGCGATTCTTTTTGATAGATTTATCAACCTCTCTCATTTTGAGAGCAGCACTAACCTTTCTTCTTAAACTTGAACGACCAAGAGGTGGTTTAGTTTTGTCAATTGCTCTGGCAACTTCCAATCCAACACCCTCTTCCACTTTCTTCTTTTCAGGAAGACCTTTGTGCTTTGTGGACGCAAAATCCTTCACATCATTCTTTTTCATAGTTGCAGCAGCCTTAGCAGTCTCAGGAGTAGTAGGTGCCATCTCACCTTTTTGGATGGCACGAACTATCCCGAAGAATCTCTGCTGTTTTTTAGATAGTGCGGGCATTATTTGATAGCACCTTTACCATGCTTCGCTTTAATATCGGCACGGACAATATCCATTGCCGATTTACCCTTTCCATGCTTTTTCTCCAATTCTTTTTGAACTGCAGTTTTACCTGGTTTGATGCCAAGTTCGGCATTAGTTGCCTTCCTTGCAGGAGGACGACGATAATCAACATTACCATCAACACCACCGCGCTCCATGCGGCGATCTCTCAAACGATCCTCTGCTGATTCAGTAGTAATAGGTAGCTTACCTTGCTTCTGAAGATTTAACTTTTGCTTCTGAAGCATTTGAGTCTTCATAAGCATTTGTCTTTTCTTAGCAAGCATCTGCTTTTCATCTGCAGTTGGACCAGATTGCTGCTGGTCTTCCTCTGGTTTTACTTCCTCAACAACTTCGCCTTCTGGTTCATAAGACATCTTGAGACCCATAGCACGCATCTTATTGCGAACCATATTAACCTTTGCGGTCATGCCTCTGTAGTCTTCACCTTTTGCTGGTTGGGAATTTTCATCCCAATACTTTGTTCCGTATGAGCACTCTTCTCTGGTCTCATCTTTTTCACACTTTGGGCAATAGCGAACTTGCCCGTGCTCTTCACCAAGACTAGGCATAACCTTAACGGTATTTTTGCCTTTCATTACATCGATTGTTTTTTCTTCATCATCATCTTTTTTTTCAAAAAGATCTCCTCTCCAATTAGAGAACTCTTCTCTCTGAATTTTGGTTTTAACTTTTGATTTTCCGTCTGGAGAAGGGATGAATTCACCCATTTCAGTAGACTTAGGGTCATTAGTATCTACATCACCATCAACATCTGCATCAATTCTCTTGACTGCCTTTTTAACTAAACCCTTTAAATTTTTTGATGGGACTTCATGGGGTGTATGTGCTTGTGTATGAATCTCATCTAGTAGTTCACCACAAAAATCATAGAATTGCTCTACGGTATATGCGGAAAGATCATATCCTTCACTAATTAAAGAATCAACCAACCATTCAAACTCATTCTTTTGAAGTGCTGCTGCTCTTCTACGTGCTTTGTTACCCTTACCACGAGCATCATTTGCACCATACTTACTATAACCTGCTTTCAAATAACGGTCATGTGCTGCGGCAGACTTATCTGCAACAGACTTAGAATAGCGAGAACCACCAAACTCTTTCTTATCTCTCTCTGCTTTTGCACGAGAGCGATCAAGAATCTGTCTCTTTGCAGAAGTATCAGATCTTTCTGGACCGACATTATACTTCTTGCGAAGTTGCTCACCTCTGCTTTCTGGTTTCTTTTCAGCAGGTGCGTCCTTCTTACCAAGAAGTCTCTTTACAGCAGAACGAAGTCCTTCATCAATAAATTCAACCTCTTCTTTTCTGGTATCTTGTCCATCAGGAACTCCACCCTTCTTGCGCTGAATTGCATTATGAACTGCACCAGCGTGCTCCTTGGAAGATGACTCTACTTTACCATCGCCATCATAATCTTTACTTGCCTTCTTGGTTCCCGCCTCACCCTGATGAGACATCTCAACGGTTGCGATGTTTGGATTAGCACGAAGTTCTGCAATCTTTGTACGAGTCGCATAACGATGATAAGTATTACCAGTCTTCTTATCTCTCACTTTGATGTGAAACTTTTGTTCTCCACTCTTAGACTTTTTTTCTTCTTCCTCAATTACTTCACTTTCAGTAGAAGTAAATTCTTTAACAATGGCATTAACTAGAGAGTCTCTCACCATCTGTTTAACATCAATATATTCCTCACCAAGAAGTTTTTTCTTCGCAAGTGCCTTGACTGCAGAAGGTGCAGGTGACTTGGAGAGTTGTGCCATATACATTTTTGACACAGTAGCAGGGTCTGCCTTTCCACCACTCTTTGCTGCAAGTGCCTGCTTTACTTTGTACTTGGTATCATAGGCAAGTTGGCGTGCCTGCTTCTCAAGTTTATCCTTAGCACCACCCGCAGCAGAAGGTTGCATATCTTCAAATACTTCTTTTTTCATTGGAAGAATTTTAACTAATTACTTTTTCCTATACTTATTTATGAATTGTTTTCCCCAACTACTTCCGGGGACTAGTGTCTCAACGTATTTTCTAAAAGCATCAGTTCCAACAAGTCTTTGATCTGCAGGAACACCTGATGGTGAATCGCTATTTGTAACTGCCTCAGATACATCTTTAATCCAAGACTTAAACATGATATTATCTTCGGTAACACAAATCAAATAATTTGTTCCTCTACGAATAATCTTACCAATTAGACCAGTATTCACATTTTCTACCATTTGTCCGACTTTGTAAATCTTCTCTTGAATATAATTCTCACGAAGATTTTTCCAATCAAACTTAGGTGCAATCTCCCAGAGACTCCAACCTTCTTTGATTTGCATTGCGGCACGAAGAGTATTATAAAGTTCTTTTGCCTGCTTATTATTCATTGATGAAGGAACACCCTTACGGAATGCTGCAAAGTCTCCTTCTGCTGCTGCCTTCCTTTGCTTTGATGCGGACATACCAGAGACATCATCACCATCTGGGTCTCTGTCACCTGCGGAACTAACTTCTACATTATCAAATTGATAGAGTTTTCCATTGTAATCTCCAGATAGTTTTTCAAACTCTCTAACACGATCTCCACCACCAATGATTCTTACACCAGCATATCCATCCATATGTGCCTTCTTTAACACATCAAAGATGGTTCGATTAGCAGGATCATTTACAATTCTCTCACTGTGCTTTGGATACATCTGTCTCATAATAGAGACTTTAGTATCAGGATCCAGTGGGTTTTTTTTCTTATCCTGACTTCTGGATGGAACAATAATATAGTCACCTTCATCGGACGATGACGCAACCGTATCTAAAAGTTTTTCGTGTCCAGTTGTTGGTGGATTAAAACGACCAAAAGCAATGGTCAGTGTTCCTTTTGTTTTCTCAACTTCGGGTGGAACCATTTCTGGTTTTTCTGCTGCTGGTTCCTGCTGTTGTGGTGCTGGTTCCTGAGATGGTTGTGATAAATTCTTTTCCTTGTCAGTCTGTGGTGGGTCTTGCTTCCCAACTCTTTGACGCTTATTATAAAACTTTAGTTGACCCTTTTCTGTTTTAGCAACGAACTCACCATTTTTATCATACCATCCACCGTGACCATCCCCAGTCAAACCCATTCTGGTCGCTTGCTGAACAGCAGTGGATTCCTTTAAGAATTGGAAAAAACTTTTCATTACTTACAGATTTCAGATTGTATTGCTCGTTCGTTCGCAACAATGTAACTGAGGACACTATTCCTCATTTTCTTATATTTATTCATTTCTCTATCCGTCTTACAGAGAGAAATGTTCTTGTCAAAAACGAGATAAACGTGGGCAAGGAAATCATTATATTTTTGCCTTCTGTTTTTCGTAGAAGACTCAAATGAATTCAATAGTTCTTTGATGTGTGGGTTCATTCTGTAATACCATTGAACTTGACGGCAAGATTTATATATTGACCTAATTTGTGACCAACTCCTGCTTTGTTAGTTCTTATGGTAAAGTTCAGGGTTGTTGTTTTTTGATTACAAGTCAAATCAATGTGCCAGTTCTGTTTTCCTGTTCCAACTCTAGCATGTATCCCATTACCATCTCTAGAAACCGAAACACAATTTTTTATTGTATCTTCGTCAGTTACTTCATGAACGTCAGATAAACTAGAACCAGAAGATTGAATAACAACCAAAGGAACATCTGGTTGATCCTTAGCAACTTCTTCTAATAACCACCTCTTTGCTTTCTCCGGATTGTTGTTTATCAAATCAACCAAAGTTTGACGCATCCATTCTAATTGGGCATCATATAATCTTTCATAAACGGCACTATTTGCTCTTTCAAATTGACCAATTACCTGAGTCATTGATGCCTTTCCATATTGAGCATATGCTGGAATATTTGGAATGTTTGTATAAATTTCATCATACGACATTCTCTGGAGTTTATTATAATCTGCTAATTTACCAAAAGCATTGGAATTAAATATTGCTCTAACATAACTATTGAATTGTGGTGGTTTAGCTCCAACAGCACCCGCTTTAATAGAAACTCCAGTAATTCTAGGTTTCTGTCTACCACCCCAAAGTATAAAGATATCGCCTTTATGGTTTGAATTAACACCAGCAGGTTTTGTATTGTCCCTATAACCCCAAACAATTCCTCTTATATTTCTCCTTTTGGCTTCATTAAGAATCCACTTGTAAATTCCTATGGCAGCAGATGTTTTTTCCTCAAACTTAGAAGAAGTAGATGCTATATTTTTAAATCGATCTCCTGCCAATTTAGCAACATTATTTTTATAAGGACTAGTTGGTCCAACTCTCACGGATGCTTCGTGAACTTGATGGGCAAAATCAGTAACACTCAAATTAGACGGTATTGACTTTTCCCATGCTATAGCAGGAAATAATTCCGTAATTGTAGAATTCAATGTGGTTTCTGCCATACCCCCCGAACGGGGTTTGTACCTGATCCTAAGAGTTTTTCCATATCCAGTAACCACTGTCTGATCTACAGAGTCTTTGGATTTGGTAACTCTGGATATTCTTATGCCCTCAATCATATTCTCAAGATGCATTTCCAGTTCATCTTGAGTGTCTAATCTATCATCCTCACACTCAACAGTTATTTCTAATCCCTTTGTGTCTCGATAGGATATACCAAGTTCTGTCGCAATATCTTCATTCGACAAAACTCTAGAAACCTCGGTGTAGAGATCGGTGTCAAAAAGAGAGGACATTTTTTTATTTTTATTTAGAAATGCTCATGAGAGGACTTGAACCTCCACAGATAAATCTACTGGAACCTAAACCCAGCGCGTCTACCAATTCCGCCACAACGACTTATTTAAAACTTACAGAAGAATCCCCTGCACTAATTTCTCCAGTTGGTATAAGGTTAAATGCTAGTGAGTACCTAGCATTTGGAGATTTATTTGTAGTTACTCTATGTATAAGGTAACTTGGGAAGAACAATAAAGTATTTTTTCTAGGAGTGTAGGGGAATAACTTAGCATTCAG